TGATGCTCTACGATTATCTCGGCCGACCGGTACGCACCCGTGAACTGACACGAGAACAGGCGGCGCCGACCCTGACCGGCATCCGCACCATCTGGAACGACAGCTATGCCTCGGGCCTGACCCCGGCCGGGCTGGCCACCCTGTTGCGGGCCGCTGCCGACGGGGACCACCATGCCTACCTGACACTGGCCGAGGAAATGGAGGAACGGGATCTCCACTATGCGGCTGAGCTGGGCAAGCGCAAGCTGGCGGTGTCCCGACTGCCGCTGACCGTGGAAAGTGCCAGTGATACTGGCCGGGACAAGGAGCTGGCCGATGCGGTGCGGACCCTGATCCGCACGCCTGGCTTCCGGGGCCTGCTCAAGGATCTGCTCGATGCCATCGGTAAGGGTTTTTCGGTGGTGGAGATCCTCTGGCAGACCGGGACCCAGTGGCGCCCGGCCAACTACGAGTGGCGAGATCCCCGCTTCTTCCAGTTCGACCTGGTCAGCAGGAGGGAGATCCGGCTGCGGGACGAAGCCGACCTGATGAACGGCCTCGAGCTGGCGCCCTACAAGTACCTGACCCATGTCCACCGGGGCAAGGCCGGCATCCCCATCCGGGGCGGCATCGCCCGGCTGGCCGCCTGGGCCTACATGTGCAAGGGCTACACAGTCAAGGACTGGCTGGCCTTTGCCGAGGTCTTCGGCATGCCGCTGCGGTTGGGCAAGTACGGCTCCTCGGCCAGGGAAGACGAGATCCGGATCCTCAAGACGGCGGTGGCCAACCTGGGTACCGACGCGGCGGCAGTCTTCCCCGAGTCGATGCAGGTGGAGTTGATCGAGGCCGGCAACAAGGGCGGCTCGGCCGACTTCTTCGAGCGGCTGGCCAACTACCTGGACGACCAGGTGAGCAAGGGCATCCTCGGCCAGACCGCCTCCAGCTCGGGCACGCCGGGCAAGCTCGGCAACGAGGACTTGCAGGCCGAGGTGCGCGACGATATCCGTGACGATGACGCCGAGGCCCTGGAAGAGACCCTCAACCGCGACCTGGTCCGGCCGTTTATTGACCTCAACTTTGGCCCGCAGGAGCAGTACCCAGAGATCCAGCTCCGGGCCACCCCGCCGGAGGACGTCAAGGCCCTGGTCGACGCGGTGGAGAAGCTGGTGCCGCTGGGCCTAAAGGTGGAGCAATCGGTGATCCGCGACAAGCTGGGTCTCCCGGATCCTGACCCGTCTGCTAAGCCCGAGGACCTGCTACGGCCCCAAGGTGAACCCCGGCAACCTGCCGTGGGCCAGGATGAAAAGAAACCGGTCCCGCCGGCCATGGCCACCAACAGCATGGCAAAGCCGCAGGGAGCGCCGGTGGAGACGGTGCTCTTCAATTGGGCGAAGGAGGCAACAGCACATCCGGCGTCCGGATTGATTGACCAGGCTGAGGCCTTGCTCGGTCAAGCGGAGAGCCTAGCCGAGTTCCGGGAGCGACTGATCGATCTGTTGGCCGATTCCAAGCCTGAAGAGTTGGGCGAGATCATGGCCCGGATGGAGTTGCTGGGCAACCTGGCCGGCCGGATGGAGGTGGCGGGGTGAAAAGGCCATCCGTCTGGGAGATCGCCATGACCGTGGGCCTGCTTGTCCTTGCCGGCTTGATCGTGCATGTCGCCAGCAACCTCAGCCATGGCCAGGCCGTCGAGGTGCCGGCAGCCCGGATGCTGGCCGATTGGCAGGAGTTGCAGCGGCTGGCCAGGGAACACCCATACCGGGAACAATCGGACCGCGATGGATGCCGCTGAGTTCGAACGGGTATTTCGTCTGCCCTTTGCCGAGGCCACGGCCTGGTTTCGCGCCAAGCTCGACATTCCCACCACCAGATGGGACGAGTTGGAAGGTCTGGCCCACGGCAAGGGATTCATGTCCGCCGGGGCCTACCAGGCTGACCTGCTCGCCGAGTTGCGGCAGTTGGTGGACAAGGCGATTGCCGGCGGCACGGACATCCGTGAGTTCCGCCAGCAGTTTCGCCCCCTGGTGGAACGCTACGGCTGGCAGTTGCAAGGTGGTGGCCCGGCCTGGCGGAGCGACCTGATCTGGCGGACCAACATTACCTGCGCCTATCAGGCCGGCCGCTGGCAGCAGTTCGAGGCCGCCGGGATCGAGTATCTCAAGTACGTGCACAACGACGGCGTGCGCAACCCCCGGCCCAACCACTTGGCCATGGATGGCCTGATCCTGCCCCGGACTGACCCGTTCTGGCAGGTCAATTACCCACCCAACGGGTTCGGGTGCAAGTGCCGGGCAGTAGCCGCCACCAAGGCCGAGTACGAGGCGGCCCGGCCGGATCAGCGGACCCGGCCCGAGAACTGGCAGGAACTGCCTGACAAGGGCTGGGACTACAACGTCGGCACTGCTGGCAAGCAGCATCTGGCCGATGCCATGCTGGAGAAGATGGACCGGATGCCGTTGGAGATCGGCCAGGCTTGGATGCGGCTGATCACAACGATGGGGTTGGAAGAGTGGACCCAGCGATGAGCAGGAAGAACGGGCACAAAAACAACTCGCTAACCGGAGATTCGCCAACAACACCTCCCTTGCGCTCAACAAATGACCAATAGGCCTGAGCGTCGGAGAGCTTGGTCGATCCGGTTAACGAGGACCATAGGTAGGTTATGGAATTCGTTGACCCAGGTGGGAGGAGAGAACCCGCCTGGTCCTCATCACCTACAAAAAAGCCGATGAGGTCGGTTCCCTGGGAGTGGAACCAATCAACGAACCCTGCAATTTCAATATAAGGCCGATGAGCTTGACCGACAATGGAGCTGCTACTCCAAACCGATGACCGCGAAGTGGTCAACCTGTTCAACCGATTGCTGCGCCGGGCCGTCGACCTGACCCCGACCATGCAGGCCATCGGCGCCTTCTATGAGCGCAGGGTGATCGAGAATTTCAAGAACCAGTCCGCACCGGACGGCACGCCCTGGCAACCGCTCTCCGAGGTGACCCTGCACATGGGCCTCGCGCGGAACAAGGGATGGAAGAAGAACGGCTATCTATCAACCAAGGGCAAGCGCTACCTGACCGGCAAGCGGATCCTGTGGGAACATGGCGACCTGGAAGGTTCGGTGCACAGCCAGGCCTCCAAGGACAGTGTCACCATCGGCGCTGGTGGCCATGTGGCGCCTTATGCGCCCGTGCATCAGCGCGGCACCAAAAGGGCTGGCCGGGGCCGTAAGGTGACCATCCCGGCCCGAGAGTACCTGGCCATGAACCGGGGCACGGAGATGCAGTTGGCAGAGAGAGACCGAACCATGGTGCTCGACCTGATCCGGGAGCGGCTGCTTGGCCCCTGATGGGCGAGGCCGCCAAACGCCCGCATTCTGGAGTTGCGAGTGCTGCGCCCCCGAGTGCAGCCGTGGGCAGGAAAATCAAATACAGGGAATTTTAAACGGTTTTTAAACGGGGTTCTGCAAAAGGAGCAGCATGAACAAAAAAGCGGTCATGGGCCAGGGGGGAATCGGGCGGACTATCCTTCCCCTGGCTCTCAATTTCCAGGCAAACGACTCGGGTCTGCCCGAACGCATCGAGCTGTTGCCGGCAGGTGAGCGGATAACCGGCCGCGATGGTCGATCATGGAACAACCCCAGCCCGGACAAGGTGGTGCAGCAGGTCAATGATCGAGGCCTCGACCTGGTGCTCGATTTCGAGCATGCCAGCGAACTGCGGGCACCGAAAGGTGAACCAGCTCCGGCGGCGGCCTGGTTGAACGATCTACGGGTCGAGGAGGATGGCCGCATCACGGCAGCGGTCAATACCTGGACCCCGGCCGGAGAGGCGGCGGTGAGGAACAAAGAATACCGCTACCTCAGCCCGGCCGTGCTCTACGACCAAAAAACCATGACCATCGTCGGCATCGCCAGTGCCGGCCTGACCAATAAACCGAACCTGCCGCTTGCGGCACTCAATCACGAGCAACAGGAGGAAGACACCATGCTCAAGAAGATTTTGGCCAAACTCGGCCTGGCCGAGGACGCCACCGAAGAGACCGCGCTGAACGCCCTCGGCAAACTGCAAACCGATTTGCTGACCGCGCTCAACAGTGCCCGGACCCCGCCCATGGACAAGTTCGTCCCTCGGGCTGACTACGAACTGGCCCTCAACCGGGCCACCACCGCCGAGGCCAAGATTGCCCAGGACGAACAGGACAAGCTGGAAACCGAGATCGCCACCGCCATCAACCAGGCCTTGATCGAGGGCAAGATCGCCCCGGCCAGCAAGGACTACTACACCGCCATGTGCCGGACCGAAGGCGGGTTGGACCAGTTCCGCACCTTCATCTCCTCGGCGCCGAAAATCGTGCCTGATTCCGGACTCGGCGGCAAGACCCCGGAAGACAGCCAGCAGACCGCCTTGAACGCGGACCAGACCAAGATCATGCGGATGCTCGGCAACACCGCCGAGGATCTCGCCAAGTACGGCAAATAACCGGAAACATCCGGCCGATTATCAGCAAGCTGGGGACAGAATTCAATTCTGTCCCACAGGAAACTTTAAAAGGAGCACACCATGGCACTGACTTCAGACCGCAACACCCCACGCCGGGACGGAACCGAGTTCAACCTCGGCGTCGCGGCGAGCACCAAGATCTACGGCGGCTCCATTGCCTGCCGTAACGCCGGCGGCTACGCCGTGCCCGGATCGACCGCCACCACCCTCAAGGCGCTGGGGATGGCTACCCAGCAGGTCGACAACTCGGCCGGAGCAGACGGGGCCAAAAAGGTGCAGATCCGCAAGGGCACTTTCCGGTTTGCCAACTCGGCTGCCGGCGACCTCATCACCATCGTCGACATCGGCAACGACTGCTACATCGTCGACGACCAGACCGTGGCCAAGACCAACGGCACCAACACCCGGTCCGTGGCCGGCAAGGTCCACGACGTGGATGCCGATGGCGTCTGGGTGACGTTCTAAACTTTAAAGCAAGCTGGGGACAGAATTCAATTCTGTCCCACAGGAAACTTTCAAAATCCATTTCAATTCAGGGAGAACACACCATGAAATCGAGAATCACCACGCTGTTGCTGTGGATCGGCCTGCTCTTTGTGCCCTGCGTGGCCGGTGCGCTGCTGGGCACCCAGGAGGCCTTCGCCGGCTTTGATCCATCCCTGGTCCCGCTCATGGGCCTCGGCGGCCTGATCGTCAACAAGGCCAACCTGGAGGCGGTCTTCCTCAACCTGAAGACCATCTTCAACAAGGCCTTCGAGGCGGCACCCTCCATCTGGCAGCAGACCACCATGCTGGTACCGTCCGGCTCGAGCCAGAACAACTACAACTGGCTGTCCCGTTTCCCCAAGATGCGGCGCTGGATGGGCGAGAAGTTCATCAAGCAGTTCGAGGCATTCAAGTATGCCATCGTCAACGAGGACTGGGAAGCCACCGTGGCCGTGAACCGCAACGATATCGATGACGATACCCTGGGTATCTATGCGCCCATGGCCCAGGAGGCCGGCTATTCTGCCAAGCAGTTGCCGGACGAGATCGACGCCGAGCTGAAGAATGGGGCCTTCACCGCCCTGTGTTATGACGGTCAGTATTTCTACGACACCGATCATCCGGTGGCCGGGGCCAGCGTGAGCAATAAGGGGACGGCCGTACTGTCGAACGCCTCCCAGGCTGCGGCCGCCGCTGGATACGGCGCCGCAAGATTGGCCATCATGTCGTTCAAGGATGAGGAAGGGCGACCCCTTAACCTAATCGGCGACACTCTGGAGGTTCCGCCGGCCCTCGAGACCATAGGCCGCATGCTGATGGAGAACGACAAGCTGGCCGACGATACTCCCAACCCCTATAAGGGCACGGCCAAGCTTCTGGTCAACCCCCGCCTGGAATCGACCACCGCCTGGATGCTCCACGTGACCACCAGGCCGGTCAAACCGTTCATCTACCAGGAACGCAAGGCCCCGGTTTTTGTCCAGCAGACCGATGCCCAGGCCGACGACGTGTTCATGCGCAAGGAGTTCAAGTTCGGCGCCGAGGCACGGGCCGCCGGCGGCTATGCCTTCTGGCAGTTGAGCTACGGATCCACCGGCTTGGGTTGATAACCGAGACACCATCAAGATAGGGGGGCTGGGCGACCAGCCTCCCTTGCTGACAACCAGTGAGGAAGGACATGATCATTATCACCAGTAAGAAAGACGGCTTCCGTCGCTGCGGCATCGCCCATCCGGCAACGACGACCGAGTATCCGGACGACCGGTTCACCGAGGAAGAACTGGAAGTGCTCCGGAAAGAGCCCATGCTCGTGGTGCTCGAGGCCGCCGAAGCAGAGGCTGGCTCGCCCGCTACACCGACAGCGGCAAGGGCCAAGATAGCTTTTATCAGCAAGGTAGCCATCCTTGAGGAGTTGGAAAAGTTGGTCGAGGGCGAGACCCGCAAGGCGGTCCTGGATGCCATTGCGGCCCGCCGCCAGGAGCTGGAGGCATAAGCCATGCCCTACACGACCCTGACGAGGCTGCTGGAGCGGATGCCCGAAAGCGTGCTGATTGACCTGACTGATGACGCCGGTACCGGTGGCATCAACGAACAGGCGATCGACCGGGCCATCGCCGATGCCGACACCGAGATCGACAGTTATATCGGCCGGCGCTACGTCACGCCGGTCGTACCGGTGCCCGACCTGCTCGGTCGGCTTTCCCTGGATCTAGTAGCGGAGATCCTCTACGCCCGCCGGGCACATGCCACCACGCCGGAGGCGGTGACCAGGGCGGCCAAGACGGCCCGCGCCATCCTGGTGGACATTGCGGCCAACAAGGCCGACATCCCCGGACTCGCGGAAACGGACACCAGCGGCACCTCGGCCTGTGGCGCCAGTTTTGACGCCGACGAGCGGTTATTCACCCGGTCAACGCTGCGGGGGATGTGATGCTGAAGACCCTCGGGGAGGCCATCAAGGCCCGGCTGGAAGGTTTGGAGGTATTCAAGGCGGTCGAGCAGGGGTTCAGCAAACGGGCGCTGCAATCCCCACCCTCTGCGGTTTTCTTCCTCTATGACGACGAGGAGGTGGCCAACAAACCGGTGACCCGCAAGCTCACCTGGGAGATCGCCCTGTTGGTCAGCTATCTGGATCAGGTCAAGGGGCAAGCCTTGATGCATGACCTGATCGACACGGTCCGGCCGGCATTCATTGGTTGGCTGCCGGTGACGGCGGGCTGCCTGCCCACAGCCGCGCCCCGATTCCGCTACGAGGGCGTGGAAGATACCCTCTTGATTTACACCGGCC